GTTATTATCCGCATGGCCTTGAGGGATTGGTTTGGACTTACAGATTCAAGGCGCGGAGTAGTTGGGTATAAGGAGGCGGACTATGACAAAGCAAAATGTAATTGAGGAAGTCCGTGATCAATTAAAGCGGCACTGGCTCCATCGCAAAGGTAACGATGCCCACGCAGCCGTGCAGGATGTTATCGATGCAATCTGGCCTAAGGACCCGAAACCTAAAATCACGAAGAAGATCAAGATAACTGGCGAAGCCTATAAGTTTATCCTCTCCCTCGGTCCTGGACTTGGATACAAGGAATTTAAAGCCAAAGAACAACTCTTCGCCGATGCGATGGGCGGCACGGTCCAGGTCGAAAAGAGAGGAAAGGTTATCACGATGCAAGCTTCCACGACAGAGATCAAACGCGAGTATCCTTACTCCTTCGATCCTAATCAGTACAAGGGCTATCTCCCGATCCATTTCGGGCACTCGGCAGTCGGTGAAGTTATTAAGGATCTTGCAGATATGCCGAATCTGATCATTGCCGGTCATCCGGGAGCTGGGAAGTCAAATTTCATCCACGGGCTAATCATGGGGTTATTGCTTAATAAAAAAACCGATATCCGGACTGTTGTCTTTGATTTCAAACGGCTTGAATACTCGTACCTCAAAGAGCATGTTTTACTCGTAACTAAACAGGAGGAGGCCCTTGAAGTATTCGGCGCTATCAATAACAATCTCGACAAAAGGCTCAATACTTTGGAGTCTGCCGGATGCGTAAAGATCCAAGATTATCTTGAGCAAGGACACGAAATGTCCTATCTGGTCGTAGTAATCGACGAACTTGCAGAAATGCACGACGAGGATTGCCAGACTGCTTTAAATCGCATCCTGAGACTTGGCAGAGCAGCGGGGATATGCGTAGTGTGCGCCACCCAACGACCATCCAGCACGATGATGAAAGCATTCGGAGATAGCAAGGCGATGTTCTCCGGAACAATGTGCTTTCATGTTCGGGATGGTATCAACTCAAGAATGCTCCTCGATAACGAGAATGCGGCACTAATTCCATCTATCCCAGGTCGGGGAATTTATCAGTGGGACACAGAGCTGGAGACACAAGGGATGTATCTGCCGATTAAAAAGGCGCGACAACTACTAAGGGATATTGATAAATGCGAGGTGATGAACTTTGTTAAACCACCACAAAAAATGCTCCCGCCGAGATAAGGATCTCTTTAGGCTCTTGGAGTCACAGGGCGCACTCGATACGGACCAAATCAAGCTACTCCTATTCCGCGACACCTGCCTCAGGATAGTTCAGCGTAGACTTAAAAAACTCACTGATAGCGGCAAAATAAGGCGCGAGAGGATATCGATTGACCAACCATACTACTATTACATTAGTAAAAAGCCCGGGCAATTAGAGCACGTTCTGGGGGTTAGTTGGATATATGTATGGGCATGCTCTGGGCTTACTGAAACGATACGACTGCACAGCTTTGAGCGTGAGGTAACACATAAAACCCTTCGACCCGATGCACTCATATGCGTAAAAAACATCTGGAAGGATTCGTTTTCATTCTTTTATGCCGAGTTCGACATCGCAGAATCGGGTCATGATTTCGGCGAAAAGGTGAAACGCTACAACGAATTTTATTCCTCAGGAGAATACCTGAAAATGTGGTGGGTTCCGCTCTCGAAACGGTTCCCGATTATCCGAGTTGTAACCACCGGCAAGATTGAGTCTCTAAAGAAAAGGATCGCTAAGACAAACGTAAATAACCTAGAGTTCCAAGTATTTAGCCTAAGTCAAATTAAGGAGGAATGTATAAATGGTGCAAGCAGCAGGCGCGGCCTTCGGGCCTAGTTCCCCAGGGTTTGTGATCTTGATCTTGGTTATGCTCGGTGTCGGATCTTGGTTGGCTGAAATGATCACTACTGCAGTTGGCAAGGGCCATATCTCAGGTATGATCAAAACAGCAACAACGATCGTCGCAATCCTTTGTGTGGTCAAAGTCGCATGGCAATTGCTTGTAAAATTCTTTGACTTCACAGTCGGGAAACTGTGAGCCATGGCAAAGTGGATTGCCGATCTCATACTCATCGGGGTTATCTCGTTCGTTGGTTATGTAATATTAATCGGGTTCGAACGCAAGCAATTAGCCAATTTGATTATCATGGTAGCTGTTATGTTGGGGCTACTAACCACGATGCAGGATCTAACCCTGGTAATCGAGCGATGGTCAGCCCGTGTTGACTCACTCCAAAACACAGCCGACAGAGTCGCAGGTATTGGCCAAGGCGATTGGGAGATGCCCATGAAGGGGCAACTAACTCAGGGATACAAAGGGGAGCTGCATCACGGAATCGACATTGGAGCTCCGGAGGGAACTGTGATAAGCTCAGCTAGGGAAGGTGATGTCTCGTATGTGGGTTGGAGCGACATCTACGGTAATATGATTATCATCGACCACGGAAAGGGGATACAAACGGTCTACGCTCATCTGAGTGGGCTAAGTGTAAAGATCGGATGGCCTGTGCTTGCAGGGGGCAAAATAGGGAGCTGTGGGAGCACTGGGAGATCAAGCGGACCGCACTTGCATTTCGAGATAAGGAAAAATGGTACTTGCGTTGATCCTTTCCCCTACTTGAATTAAATCTCCCCCATCCCTCCCCTGCTTGTCCTTGACAATCCTTAATCATCCCCCTCCCTTACCCTCTCTTTCCTGGAATTTTTACTTGATTTATGCGGTTTTTAGCTTGTACATTGGTCGTATTGGCGACCATGTAAACGATCAAGCAAGCGACCAAGTCAACGACCAATCTCCCGATAGTCGCAAAACGATTTATCCTGTCGAAAAGCAGGAAAACCATGTACCGTGAAGAATTTCAGCAAAAAGGAGTTGTTTTATTATGATTGAATGGGAACCCTGTCCTCGATGTGGCTCTAAAAAGGTGAAACAAATTGGTAGTAAGGCAAAAACATTCCTCGTTGGCTTGGGTCTAATAAGTTTTTCGATATGGTTTATTCTACTCTTTCCACCTCTCGGCATCGCGTTAGCTATTGTCGGCATCGCAATGATAGTTACATTACCTTTTATAAAAAAGACTCTTAAATGCAGTGATTGCGATAATTCATGGAAGCATGATAAAACGCAAAGGTCTCAAGTGAATGCGTAGATCGCTGGGTACCAGAACGCACAAAAAAGCCCCCGACCAATTAAGGCCGAGGGCTTTTTGTTATGAAGGGCTGGACCGAGTTATTAGTTCGTCACAGCCATGCCGCTGGGTATTATCCCAAATGGTCTTTTTTTTGCATTGTATCATATTGTTGACTCCAACAAAATGATCTGTTGAGCGTCCCGATTCATCAATGTTGCAATAATTGCAGCTACCGCCGACACTGTCGAGTATCTACCCTAAGTACTTCCCCACAGCAGCCGCCGTATCATATCTATCATTCCCCGACAATAACACCTCGTTCGCATGCCCCACTGTCGGCCCACCAACAACGATCAACTTCTTTGCACTCATCGCATCCTTCGGCGCTGACTTATCAGCAGGTCGCACAAAGATCGCACAATTGCCGTTCCGATCAGCTACATCAGCCCCGGCCCAATAATCATCCTTGCTGTATAACAAAATCGCTACATCCAGCACATCATCTTCCTCCTTGCTTACTGCCCGCTCGAATTCATCGTAGGACCATTTACCCTTTGTGAGTGCAGGAACCTTACTATAAGTGCACCCCGGGCAATCCGTATACGTCACCTGACCGTGTGGATAGACTTCATCGAGTGTTAGCCTATACTTAGTCATTAAACTCTTCACAAGGCTAACCAGAGCGTTAAACTGCTCCCTTGGCATAGGGTACAGAGTGAAGTCTCCAGCTAAGCCGATGCTGATAGTATTACGATTCCACCACTGGTGCCCCCACTGCGAATAAGGCGGCTTATCGCTCGTTGTGTGCGCCCCCTGGATAGTCAACGGCCTACCGATCCGGATCGTTCCGTCTGCCTCGATGCCGAAATCATACTCTGGATAATCGTAGTTGTATGGATTCCATCGTTTGAGGATCGAGACATCCGGAGGTAATTTATCGCCCATGTGATGAATAACGATCGCTTGTGTTGTACGTTGGTATGGAGCAGACATATCTTCCTCCTTTGGTATTTCGGGGATTGTTGGCGGCAAACAAAAAAGGCCATGACCAGAATCGTAGTCAAAACCTTTTGCTTTAATGTCGATGCAGTTTTCGCGAACGAACTTCTTCGCCATAGCTTGAGTTAATCTAGGTAAACCATGCTCTTTTCGCCATTGGATGTAGCAGCCCATTTTTCCATCTAGCCATGGTCGAGATGTACTTGTTCCTGAGTATGGGTGAATATATGTTCCGTCTTCATTCTGGACATAGATGTTAGTTAAGGAAACGCAATCCAAGTCTTCGCCACCGTTTGAATAACCGGTAACATCGTTGCTATTAACGCCTTTATCTTTCCAGTTATAAGCCCCTACAGCGATATTCCAATCCAGATTAGCAGGGAAGTTGACTCCGTTTTTACCCTTATCAGAATCATTTCCACTTGATGCAGTAAACGGAATATCAAGTTCCTTAAATATGTTGAAATCATCCGTCACAGGAGTTGTTAAACTTGCCCCTGCAATATCAATAAGCTTGGGATTCTCTCTAAGCCAATCGGTTATTTCCTTGGATGAGTGGGTCCAAGGAGTTACATAGACAGTAGCATCAGGAGCCGCCTCATGAACAACTTGAGCTACAAATGTGTTATGCCTAGCCTCTTTCGTCATAACTCCTTCAGGGTCGATCAACACAGCATAGTCCTTCATGTGGTCATAAATCTTGCCGTTGAAATCACAGACGAGGATATTTACGCCCTTACCCGTATAACCTGCATTATGCCAGATGTTTAAGTTAGAATCTCTCCTTGGTTCATCGTTTTCCTTGAGCATCACTTACCGCCTTTATCCTGCAACTGCTCAAGCACCCGAGCGATTCCAGGAGGCAATGGCACGCCAAGTATGCCTAAGTTTTCTGTCACGCTCACACCTTCCCGGGCCGCATAAAAGTAAATAGCAAGTGTGCGAAGAATCGGGTCAGGATTGCCTAGCATCTGATCAAAGAGCACAGCCAGCGCAACGACTGTGAGGATGGATATCTTGCGTATGCCTCCCCAGAACATCACTTCACTGTTGAGCTTTGCCAGCTTTACGGCCCCGAGGCATCCTATAGCATAGTCAAGGACCATCATCACTACGAGCACGTTCAGTGCCTTGTCCCAACCTCCTAACCATGCGCTTGTGATTGTTCCTGCACCTGCAATGAGGGTATTGAAACTAAATTCTTTAGTATTCATACATTACCATCCTTTCGTTGCTACCCATTGGAGCCCCAGCGCCCCTACTTCGCGGTCACCCCTCCGCTTTTCGGGCTTAGATTTGGGGCATAAAAAGACCGCCTCGATGGACGGTAAAGGAAAGACGCCAAGGCTTATGCTTCAGCGTCTTTTTTGTTCATTTTTTCCTGTATGGCCGAATTGATAAAAGCATTAACGCTCAATCCTTCACTTTCGGCAAAAGCCTTGATTATTTCCTTTTGACCCTTTGGAACCGTAAGCGGAACTCTATCATATGCTTTCTCATTATACTTCCTATTCGCCCTAGTCCTCGCAGTTGGCACACTATCACCTCGGATTAAGCATACCATAAAAAATGTACTAATGCTAGTGTAAAAAGTGTTGATTATGTACTAACGCTATGGTATAATAACTTAAGATCAAATTTGAGGGGGAAAAGAAAATGCGAAAAGGTGACAAAGAATTCTGCGATCTAATGACGCAATTCGAGAAAAATGTGAAAGAAATAACCTATGGACACAATGTGGAAAGAGATAAGTCAGGAATAAAAGGCGTGTGGTATACCGATGGATATATAAATACTTTATTTGATGCTTACATGCACGGATATGAATACGCAAAATGCTTGGTTAACTAACTCAACCCAAACGCCAGCCGGGGCCAATACCGGCGAAAGGAGGAGCAAACATGATATTTGAAAACCTAACCAAAGATCAACTCGTCGAAATCTTAAGCGGAATCAAGGATGATGTTGATTTTATCGCCGAATGTGCCGAAGTCTCCAAGCGAAATGCTACAGGAAATATGAACGGATGGCATGAAGGAAGGGCTAGTGCCTACGAACAATCTGCAAAGTGGCTGAATGAAAGAATGTCAAAATACGAACAGGAAAGCACCCGTCCATAGCTTGCCGGCCGAACGAGTGCTTAACGCGACACCGGAGTGTCATGGACATTATACCACGATGCTCCGGTCCTAGAAAGAGGAGCGATAGAGAGATGAGATATGTTCAGGAATTTTTAGTTGCAAGAAAGCTAGAGGGCTTAGCTGATGGAACACTGGATCAATACAGAATGGAGCTAAGAAAGTTTGCAAAATACTTGGACAAGCCATCCGTCGATGCTACGACAAACGACTTGCGTAGCTACTTAACCCAATTCAACGAGATGGCCCAACGCAGTATCAACCGCAAGATATCAACCCTCAAGGCATATTTTACGTGGTTGGTTGAGGAGGAGTATCTTGAGAAAAATCCTATGCGTAAGATCAAGGCGCCAAGGGAGCCAGATATGTTACCGCGTAATTTGAGCCACGAGGATGTTGAACTGTTACGATGGCATCCAAAATCACCTCGCAATCAAGCTATCATGGAGTTGCTCGTATCGTCAGGCATGCGAATTGGCGAACTCGTAAAACTCAACCGTGATGATTTGATCATGACCAATCGCCAGATAAGAGTTACCGGCAAGGGAAATAAGGAGCGACTCGTCTTTTTCGGACCGATTGCGAAATTTTGCATTATCAGCTATCTTAACACGCGGAAAGATGATAACCCTGCACTGCTCGTCAATAAGTACGGCGAACGCTTGACGATCCGGTCAATCGAGATGCAGATCAAGGATCAGGCTAAGAAGGCAGGGATAAAGGATAAAGTAACTCCCCACATGCTCCGTCACACCTTTGCAACAGGGATGTATGAGCAGGGGGCGGATATCGATTTTATTGCTCGGTTACTAGGCCACCATAGCACTGAGACTACTCGCAGGTACACAAATATTAACGGTTCTGAGATGGCAAGGATGTATGATAAGTTTTTGGTAAACTGATGCGGAGTCCCCTTGATTGGGGGCTTTTTTGTTGGGTCAAATACGTTTGTATCTTTAGCGAAGGTTTAAACTACTCAAAGATGTGCGTAACCCTAAAATTACCCTCTGTAAAATTAACAGGGACAAGTGATTCGATGTTAGCTTTATACACCTTATTGTAGAATCCTTGTGTGGTTTGCACCTTAACTGCGTTGTCCAAATCAGTAATTGGTAAGATATTATTATTTAAAACCGTTATAACCTTTTGGTTATTTACATCATTCCTTTGCACAACATAATTACAATTTCTAGGTAAATAGTACGTCCCATTCGCATCTGTATTAATTCTTTTTGGATATAAAACAGTATCGTAAGTGTCCTTAGTTGTTGTCATGTTTACATACAAAGTTGTTAAATTTATATTCCCAACAAAGCTAACCTCAAACTCCCTTGAACCATCTTGCTTAAAAATGTTACGAGAAAAAGCATTAATTTTATCGTTAATATTTGTGTCCTGCTCTAACTCAAAAGCGTTGCCTATATAAGCGTCACCAACACCCATTGGGACACTTACCCCATCTATAAGATGTAAAACTCTATCTTGAGTTTCTCCTCCGTGATAACTTCCACACCATTTCTGTAAATCAGAATCAAACATAGCATAATCACACGAACCACCGTTTGTGATATATTCATTCGTTGCACCCTCATGTAGTGTTACGATATTATCAAAGTTAAACCCATCCTTGTAATCCTTTAAGTCAACAACATTGACTCCTGCAATCGAGACAAACCCTGCGTTAACAGAGGTGAATCTGAGTGTATGTGTGCCTGGCGTGATTGGTATATCAATCCTACCAAATTGGCTTGTGGCCTCTTTGCACGTTACACCAGTTACCTCATCAACTCCGTCTATGCTAATCGTGATACTATCACTACCGCCACTCGTTAAATACAGCAACGCTTGAATTGAATAGATACCAGCAGGGACAACAACACTATATTCTATCCAATCTCCTATAGCTGAACCAACGGAGTTACGCCTATATGGTACTGTTATACCACTCATTAAAGCATTTGTTAGGGTAGCCCATTTTGCACCGTCATTGTTAGATACTTCATTCAGTTTTAAGCTAAAACAATCTGGGACATTAAAAACCTCTACAACCCTTAATAATTCCTGTGCTCCTCCAAGTGATTCTGTCGTTGTAGTTAAACCACTTCTTAACCTAAATCTAATATATCCTTTACCATGTGGTTTACGGGTAACAACAAAAATATGACCACCTACGTTGTAGATTGCTTTTGATGACACTCTGCCACTTTGTAAATAAATATCGTTATTACCCTTTTGAGTAAATAGATCAGTCATTTGTGTCGTAGTTTCTGCCTTATACACATTAAGTTCTTGCTTAGTTCCTCCACTAGCATCGAATCTAGATTGCGACATAAGAAATCCCCTCCCCACTTACTGAGGAATCAATCCACACTTGATTAGCGTTTGCCACCGCAAAGGTAAAAGCCTCCTTAGAAGCAAGTTCAACTCCGTATCTAAGATTACTAACTAAACTATCTCCTGCGTAAATGTATCCAGTAACTGTGCGTTTAGCAATTAATGTTACTTCTCGACAAGGTATATCTGGAAGTTGTACTCTTGTTCCTGCCGTAGTCACATTTAGCACATTAGAAACGTTCGCTAAACTCCCAACAACGTAAGCATTTACGTTCAGCGCCCCATCTTTCCCCTTCACAGCCTCAAAATCTGACTCATCTTCCTTGAGATATTGCGGGACGACGATACCGGCGACATCTCTGATTAAGTGTTTTAGTAAGTTTGCCATGTTAGCACCCCTTCCTCTCATAAAAAATAACCGCTAAAATGCGGTGGAGGTATCAATCCAAATTATAAAAGCGATAATTGCTGAATTCCTTTTTTATATCCAAGATAATTTAAGATTTCTCGCTCTCGTGGTTTTGAGTAATACTTAAAATTCGGATACCATTTAAAGAAATCATGATCGCGCTTGCTTGAATTGCAAGTTTTACACGCAGGAACAATATTGTTATGTGAATACTCTCCCCCTTTTGAAACCGGAATAAAATGTTCTTGCGCTAACGGTTTTTCTTTCCCGCAATAAGCACATTTATTGAGGAAGTATTCTTTTGCATTCTCCCATTGCTCAAAAGTTAAAGAGGCCTGAAGCTTTTTCTTCATGGCCATCCGCTTTGATAAATAGATATTCATTTTGTCTTTATGAGTTCTGAAGTATTTCTTAAAATAATCTTTGTGTGCTTTTCGGTATTCTTCTTGATAATGTAAATATCGCGAATCCCTTTTTATTGTGTGACTTTTTATCCTTTCTTTGTTTTTAGGCATATCTCTATATTGTTTTTCTTTCCGGTTCCGGCATGTTTTGCATTGGGATACTAGTCCATCTTTTTTGCTTGAATCTCTCCTAAAATATTCCGGTGATGCAGGCTTCTCTTCACCACATACCGAACACTTTCTTAGGCGAACATCAGAAGTATCCACTGCAAAAATTTCCTCCCTAAAATAAAATAACGCCCTTTAGGCGCTGTAGACATCTCCCGTGATTAGCTCGTATTCTGCCGCCGTAATCACATTGTAAAAACAATACATGCCGACTTGCTCTTTTGTGGCCCATTTTTTTGTGTAGTAGAAGTTTACGCGCTCGAAGTCTGTCAACTCATATCCCTCCCATTAGTAATCGTAAATCAATGCCAACGATTTGCTGGCCTAGTGCTTGGTTGTCGCGTTGCAATTCTAGGACTTGGATGTCTTTTTCGACGAGTTGTTGACCTAGAATTTCAGCGTTCACTTCATCATCTGTTTTCTCGACATAGAGAACTCCGTCCTTTTCCTTAAACTTTGGCATTAACTGTGGCCCCCTTTACTCATAGATAAATAGTCCGTATCTTGATATCGCAGGTGTTACGCCACTCATTCCAGTGGTAGGTGTTAGCTCTGCCTTTATTACTAACTGAGTCCCTACTGGCAGATTCGCAAAATTAATTTTTCGCTCTATGCACGTTGCCACTTTAGGGTCTGGCCAGCTATCAACTTCTACGCCTTGGGTCCAGTTTACCCCACCGTCAGTGGATACAAAATAGTCTATGTCTGTTCCGTCTGGTACGTTGTCTGAAAAGTATCCCACTATACTAGAAGGGCTGAAGGTTAGAGATTTTTCGGCAGACACTAGAGTTCGCGGTACGAAGATGTCAGTCCTAGACAAGCCCCTTGAATCATAAACGCGATGAGTCGAACTTCCTGCTCCACCTTGATACGTGGCTATTTGTAGCACTACATATCTAACGGGTGTTGGAGCGGCCCAGCTTACTCTATGCCAATTCTCAGATGATTGATACGAGCTTACTTTGTCCGACATTCCCGCTGTAGTGTAAGTTGAACCGTCTGTCGAAAACTTTGCATCTTTTATATACTCGTAAGAGAAGTCGTCACCATCAGCAGATACATATATCTCAAAATGCTCTATCGTCTTGATTGACCCCAAATCAAACCTGATGGTTCCATATTCAGTCCCGGATGAATCCATCGTTGATACTGCATAAGTTTCAGGATTGATTGCACCTGCTGCATATTGTGGATTAGTCCAATCAAAAGTGTCTGTCATTGCCATAGTTGTATTAAAGTTTAATGCAGTAGTAGTGCTTTCGATTGTCCAGTCTGGAGACGTACACGTTACGCGCTCTGAAAGAGTACTACCTGTCACCACTTTTGCGTCAGTTAGTGTTGCATTATACTCCGTCACAGATGAAAAGCCATTTACTATGATAGCCCTTGTGTCGCCTAATGTATCAGCATCGTCGTAGAGGGAAGTTGAATAATACTCCTGCAACCACATGAGATACAAGTCGTATGCTATATTTTCGATGCTTGCCTCTACGCCCTTTATCCCCTGCTCAATCTTATTCATCTTTTCCTGACTTAGCGGAGTTCCCCCAGTACCAGTATAAAGCAGTTTGATATTCTCAAACCCAGGGATGATATTTCCAGCTTGATCAGTTATTGAATATTTATTCTCGCCGTCAACCCATTCAGTTTTAATATAAGCCATTTTACTGTGTCACCTCCACTGTCCAAACAACCTCTAGGCTGTTCTGGTAATCCTTCCTTATAACCACTGCATGAGTCACCATTTCCATTCCTGTGCCCAGTGTCGTAGTGGCCCCATCGCCATACAGGGATAAGCCGATTATGTCGCCATTGCCTTCGGTATCGCTTATCCAAAAGGTAAACTTTCTCTTTTGGGTAGATATAACTTCTGTCTCAGTTGGGATCTTTCTGAAGATTTCACCCGATGCTGTCTTGAGCGATATTACCGTGATGGAATCCATTGTTGCCGCAATTACCGTACTGAGGGCCAAAGCTTTCGCCGCCGATGTAACGCTCACATAATCACCCCCGCACTGCACATCGTTTGGCCACAAATATGGTATTGATGTAATGACCAAGTAAGCCCATCGTCAACAAACTCCGGAGTCACAATGCTGTCCGCAAAATAAACATACTTCTCAACCGGTCCTTCGTTGTCGTTATATAAGGTTTTCTCCAGTTTAGCTAGGCGCTTATTAAGGTCCTTTAAGATGCTCACCGCATCACGCTCCCTGCTTACCAGTTGGAGCGATCGATTAACAATTCCCATGCCCGTCACCGACTCGTAGGTGACTTCTTTTATTTGCAAATATTCATTTACATTGAGTCCTGGAATCTCTACTTTAACGAGTTCGCCAGGTCGATACACTCCATATGCTGGCTCGATACTTCCGGTAATTACGGGATTTGCGTATTTGGCAAGGTAGTCAAGTCCTTGATCATAGGCCAGCACCTTGTCATTTGTGTTCACCTTCAGGACATCTTCAAATAGGCCGTATTTTGCTTGAGACTCCTGATCTTCAAGTAGTAATTTGATCGGATACTCATAACGATAAGTGATTGATCCGGTACCCGATGTACAAAGGTCAGGTATGAGTAGTTTTTCACTTACGTTCAGGAGGAAATCCTTGGTTTCTGCCTTATCTAGGTTTTGAATTCCAACTGTTTTTGGCACTCCGCCGATCAGCACCGCCACACTTTCTCCATCTGGCGCCCTTGGAGTATAGTAAAGTTGTATCGGCGTTTCTGCGCTTACAGTTATGGCTTGTGTGTACGGATCGGATGTTGCCTTACCTCCCTTTACCCACAACTTATTCACAAGCTTACTGGCATCAGGGCTAAGATTTGCGGTCCCTTTTCTGAAGTTCCGACTTGCCTGGCTTAGTGTGATTGGGTTTATCCGCTCTGATCCGCCGAAGAAATTAACATCCAACTCCTCATCGATATACCATTCATAGGCGGCAATCTGACAAAGTTGCTCCATGGCATCCCATAAGTAATCGTCACCAAAGCGGATTGTTATCGTCTTCGCGCATGGTTGGATGTTAGTTCTCGTTGCCCAGGGAACGTATTTGGTGAATAAGTCGATCACAATGTCACTAATTGCTGTATTTGTGTAACTCTCTGTGACGATAATCTTTTGCGTTCTGGCTGTGTACGTAGATCCTTCTAGGCTTAGCGTTCTGACAGTTCCGTCCAGGGCTTTTGGTGGTTTAACGACCCAACCACGAAATAAATTCTCATCTTGCGTGATTTGCACGTCTGATCCGACAGGGAAAGCGTCGATAAGCGAATTATCAGGCGCCGGAAGCTCTAGACTAAATGACCCTGCGCGATCCGTTGCGGATAGCTTTGTCTGGCACGTTTGGTAGGCAAATACTTCTTGCTGCGCTCCTCCTGGTGGCGTAATCTTGATGACTGTACCCACTAGAAATCACCGCCAGTCCCAAGGCCAAAACTCCCCGCAATCTTTCGACTCATGATGTTGGCAAATTCATTCATGCCGTTTGAGCCGACGAGCGTTCCCTGATTGCTAACGTTAACGTTTAATACCGTCCCTGATCCGGTAAAATTTCCTAAAGGACTGGCGTTGCTTAATCCTTTTGTAATTGACGAGACATCTGGTATGGCGGCGTTGGCCAACTTTTCAGCCTGGTTTGATATCCCTGCAATAGTATTTTTCATGCCCTCAATAAACCCTTCACCGGTGAATTCCCCGATTTCCATCATGACTTTTGATGGCGACGATATTTTTAAGGCGGATTTTATCCGGCTTTTTATTCCGTCCACTATGCCGGAAACCACACGGGCAACCTCTCCCGCCATTGACTTGATGCCGTTAATTAACCCTCGAATAATATCTGTGCCGTATCCATACACCGTATCTGGTAGGCTAACTATCCAATCAAGAGCAGCTGTAATTCCATTCACGATGCTTTCTTTGACCTTAGTAATAATGCTCGATACTCCGGCTGCCATAGAGTTAAAGGTATTTACGAGCGCATCCTTTAGCTTTACACCAAAGGCTTTTACTTCATCCCAGTTTTTGTACAGCGCAACACCGGCGGCAATTAGGGCCGCAATTGCTATTACGGCAATTCCTATAGGAGATGTTAAAAAGGCAATAGCTGCGCCTAATGCAGTTGTCACAGTAGTGGCTATTGTTGCAATAGCATTCCATGTAGTGGTTGCTACTGTCATAGCCACCGTGGCTGCCGTACTTGCACCCTTAACAATTGCATCCTTAATGTACAACCCGATCAATGCCATTGTTTGTGCTGCATCCGTAACTTTAGCTGCTATAGTCCTGAATATCGAAAGGCTTAGCCCGTTGAACAACCCGGTTAATGAACCTATCGCCATAGACATTGATCCGAGCACAATTAATAACGGCCCAGTCGCGGCCGCAATCCCAGCAATGGCTAGGGCTGTTTTTTGTCCTGCGGGAGATAAGTTATTAAATCCTTCAGCCATGCTTTTTACCGCGGGGACTATGGTGTTTTGGATGATATCAGCAAGCGGTAGCAATGCCGGGCCGATAGCCAGTTGTAGTTCGCGCATAGCTTTAGTTATTGCAAGTCCTGGGTTGTTGTCATACATGGCTGCAGTCGCTTCGTCGGTCGCTCCCTTAAAGTCTCCGATACCCTTTATGCCGTCAGCCATGGCCACGATAACCTTGGATCGAACATCCTCCCATTGTGTGCCGAATAAGGCTGTCCCTGCAATGTTCTGCTCCATCGGGTTCTTCATTGCCGCAAGGGCAGACACTGTGGCCACGAATGCTTTCTGGCCGTCTTCTCCGCCCTTAGCTATGGATTCGCCCATTTTTTCAGCATCTAGGCCAATGGCGGCAAATCCTTCAGCTGTTGCCTTGCTGCCATCCTGCGCACGTATATTAAACTCTTTCATCGAGTCCCCGACTTTATCGAGGTTCCATGCCCCTGCCTCGGCACCTGCTATAAGAATACCCATAGCCTGATCGGCAGAAATTCCCATGCTTGCAAACTGAGGCGCGTATTCTCTAAATGAATCGAGCAACTCGCCTGAGTAATCCCCGCCTTTTTGAAATCCTACGGTGATTAGATCAAGGGCATCTTGACCCTCAAGTCCGAAGTTTTTCATAGCCACACCTGCGGCGACAGTTACGTCATTTACATCTTGCTCAAAGATATCAGCGATGGTCAAGGCACCTTCTGTGACCTTTTGCATTTCATCTTCTGCGAATTCGCCCATGTTTTTTCTCACTGTGGTAATGGAGGCATTTGCTTCTTCAATATTTTCACCAAACCCATTGACCCAAACCGCTTGGGCTACAGCCTCAAGATCGGCAGCTGCATCGGCTGTAATTCCTAGCGATGCCTGGAGTTTGTTCTGTGCGTTCTCGGCGTCAATAGCGCCCTTCAGCATTAACCCACCAGCCGCCGCAATCGGTGCGGTAATAGCCATCGACATCTTCTCGCCAGCGCCTTTTACCTTGTCGCCGATGTCCTTGAGCTTGTCCGCGTTATTCTCTGCAGCATCCCCAAGGTTGTTTAGTTCGTTGGCGGTACCAGATAATTGACTCTCGAATCGACTTAGTTGTTGTTCGGTGGCGGCTATCTCGCGCTGAAACGCCCGGTATTGTCCCGCGCTAATCTCGCCTCTTGCAAATTGCTCGTTGACCTGTTCCTGTGCCGCTCGTAGCCTGTTGAGCTTTTCGCTAGTGTTTGCTACTGCATCGGTTAAGAGTTGTTGTTGTTGAGCAACAAGTTCCACGTTAGACGGGTCTAGACGTAGTAGCCTTTCGACTTGTTTAAGCTCGGATTGAATACCGCGGCTCGCCTTATTAACATCGGACAATGCTGACGTTAGGCCGGTTGTATCACTCCCGATAACGACTGAGATTCCCTTGATGGTTTCTCCTGCGATGATGTTCACCTCCCCATTTAGACGTAAGAAAAACACCCTTTCGAGAGGATGCTTTGCTTATGCCTAATCATCAAGTAGAGAGAGGGTTATTAATCCCTCTCTTTAACTACTGTAGAATGTATTAATATCTTTTTGGGATGCCTTACGTGGTTTATCATCTTCTTTTCCAGCTCCAGTGAACACCCTAGCGTATGCAAGTAAATCCCTTACCCTAAACTCGTTCATTTCTTCGAACGACAAACCTGTACGCTTACCTATAGAAATCAATTCCAAATCTAATCTTTCCGGATTTCGATCACTTTTTGATTTGTTGTTGCTTTCCTCGACGAAAAAAGCCGTCAGCGGCTTCCTCCAGAGCCGCGGTAAGAAGTGCGCTATCCGAGAAATCGAATCCATCGAGGCTTGAAAGCCACTCAATAAAGCTTGGGAATTTTTCGGGGTGAGCATCTGCTTTGGCCATAGCCCAGATTAACTGCAGAAGCGCCACGGTATCAAGCTTGGAGATATCGACGTAATCCTTATCTTTATCTTCCGAATCTTTGTCTTTACCTTCCGATTGATCTTTCGGTTGCTCGACAACACTTTTCTTTATAGCCGCTAACTTCGTAAGGTCACCAATAAGATCGGACTTAAACTCCTGCTTGTAATACAAGAGGGCCAGAGGTGTTGCCCTGACCCGTACTTTCTGTTCACCGATATTAAGCTCTTTCATGTGGTCCTCCTTATGCAAATACTGGGACATATACAGCATCGAAGAATGCGTTATAAGCTGCAGTATTTGTTGCCGATAATTCCATGACACCTTTCGGGATATCCTTGCCGCCGATTTCAATTGGGAATATGGTTAGATTTAAAACATCGGTGTTAGGCTCGATTGTTTCGCCTTTGGTTTTCTCCTCTTTAGCTGGTCTGGACGCTTGGCAATCGTAGTAAACGAAACGCCGATTCTTATCGTCTCCCTCAACCTGCCCAAGCAGTGCAAACCGTTTAGGCACGCCTGATGCAATCTCGACCATCATTCCGTTAGAGTCAATTTCCCATCCAAGCATTTCGACCAGCACTGAATCGGGCACAAGGGCCATTTCCAACTCGGCAGTGTAACCATTATTGGCAGTAACAACGAAGTACGGGCCGTTGTCTGCGTAGAATGTTGATTCTTGGCCTTGTGCTGTTGGTGTAAATCTTACCGCTCCTGGAATTGCAGTTGGTACACCCCAGCCGGTTGCTCCTGCCGCAACTGCAGTTGATGCCCCGACGGTTACGCCTGTTGCTCCTGGAGTGAAAGCAATTGCTAGTGTAGCATCGTTAGCCGCGACGACTTTTGCTGTTAATTTAATTACTCCACCTACGTTGCTTGCCACAAAGTCCTCGCTGATGGCGGCGTTGTTGTTCAGTGTATTACAAACCGCACTTGCAACCTGAGTTGCTGTTGCGTGGGACTCTGCTGCTAGCGCAACTTTAACACCCAAGGGTGAGCCAGTAACTGCCGCCGATGTTACCGTCACGGTTATCTCGCCATCAGTAGAACATCCGGCTGTAACCTCGATAGATTCAACTTGAGCTACGCCTTTGAATGCGATATGAACATCTTCAAGACCGTACGTAACTTTGTTCATGCGTTAACCTCCTATTAGTTGTATTGTATAGACTACTTGGAACATTTTTTCTGAGTCGATCCATGTTTCGGACTTTGAATAAGGTAAGCGTAGTTCCTTGAGTTTATCCTGGACTAATTTCTCGCTGACTGGATCTTTTTTGTTCGTGTAGAGCTCGATATTAAAACTACTAATCTCAACATAGTTTTGATTGTCAGCCTTGAAATCATCGTCGTTGGCGAATTGATACGTGATAAACGGAGGAGGCGGAGCAGGATTCTCAAGGGTGGATACGAACTCGCTGTAGGCCACTGGCATACCGAGGCTTTCGAGTGTTGCTAATAATTCGGGTTGCGTCATACATCCACCCTCCTACCGTTTCCAAATCTCTTCTTGACTAACTAGTCTGATTTTGCGTGGGAGTTGTGCTGGATTTACCATTTGGATAATACGCATAAGTTGTTCCTCGGCTAACAGAATCTCGTTGGTTTCTTTGTCATATCCCATGACACCTTTATATTGCCAGTCAAATAGATTATAAAGTTCAGTCCCCTTATTGAACTTATCACACTTTTTGCATTCGGTTATTTTAACGCCGAACGTTAAGCTTCCTGCTGGCCTTTTCTTTTTGAACCATTTCTTCCAAAACATACTTACACATCTCCACCTCGTTCGATGATCCTTCGAATGTGATCCGGTAGTTCCTGTTTATTCCGCATATACGCAGGGAAGAAATGCGGGAAGGCCCGAGCTCTTCCTCCACCGCGCAAGGCGTGACCGAATTCGAGTAAATGGACTAGGTTGTAGTATTTCTTATTCCAGATAATACGCCTAGTTTTTCCGTACTCGTCTTTTGACGAAATAATTAAGGCCCTCGCATAGTTACCATTGCGAAAAGGGGCAGCCTGAGCAATCTCTACAAGCATTGTCTGCGCTACTTCATCTGTTTTTCTTGCGATCGCTGCAGACACATCTTCCGTGTATTCCCTGACTGCACTTGCGATTGCGTCACCCAGTTGATCGATTCGGATACCATTAGCCATCGGCAGCCACCCTTTCACAGCTCAGGCGGATCTTTTCTCCGCGTCCTTCTGTACGGATGATACGGTAGGTAACGGCGTTGTGCTTCAGTTTTTCTTCACCTTGGTATTCACGCGTGTATATTTCGAATCGCTTTTCAGGACGAAGACCAGCGACTGCAGCATTGTAGAATTCACCGGATCCTACCGAGAGTTCTTCGCCGAAGACTAGACGTTCCGCGGGTACCTTAATCTGGTTACCGAGGTTATCCGGAACGACTGTGGAGCTAATCAAATAAACAGCTTGATCTTGCCTGCCCATTTAAACCACCTCATCACACCATCAGGTAGACGTCGACAACCTTACCATTAAGTGCTGTGTTAAGGTCGACCGTGTTTGACTCGAGTGCTGTTGCGGATACTGCCACAGTGGCGGCTGTCGCTTCCTTTGTGTTGTCGTGGTATGCCGCCAAGACGGTATTGTGAGCGAGCTTATAGGGTAAACCAAGTTTGTCTCCCCAGCCAACGCTTACGGTGTCGGTTCCAGCATGAGTTTCTATGGGCAGATCAATTTTTGTGACTGTCTTAAATGCTTTCGTTCCTTCAACGGCAGTAGCTCCATTTAATGCGATAGTCTCTGTGATAGCAGCGCCAACGTAGTTTGTTCCGGTAATAACAACATTACCAGCTATCCCCGCAGCATTCCCTTTGATTCGAATACTTCGCGGTACCACTGGATTCGTGATTACAGTCGTGACCGCTTGGGCTTCGGCAGTTAAGGCCACCGCCGCATGTACTCCGGTGTCACTAGCCGCAACTGCCTGAGTGGTGGACCAACTCATATGAGCTAAGAAAGCGCGGTCTAACGTTATTCCTGCATCATTTTTAATAACCTGTCCTTTAGGATCAAATGATCTCATCGTATAACCTCCAATTAAATAATTTAACCCATTGCTAATTGGCTGAGCAAAGTATTAAAGGCTGGGGAGAACTTAATCTCCCCGCCTCCTACATTCCACAAATCGGCGACACCCATGACAATGACTCCAACTGCCAGGTCATCAAGCATCATCTCATCGGATACCCCAGCCCGCTTCATGAATGACTTTACTGCCAGAAGTTTTTGTGTAAGGACTCCATCGAAGGCCGAGCTTTCGACCTGGATATTGAGTCCTTTTTTGCATTCGGTCAAAAGCTCAGCATCGGTCATCTAATAACACATCCTCGTTTAATTATCGGTTTCTCATTGTGGATTATCAGGCGCCCTTCTTGATGATAACAACGCCATTAGGGTCAATGAGCTTGCCGTCGACGATCATGATCGCTTTGTCGATCCACTCATTGGTGTCGTGATCGAGGTAGCGGTACATGGTCATTTGCATATTGGTGTTTAATCCGTAGTTTTTGAGGTTGCAGTATACAGCCACGACAGCACCGACAGCAGCATCATCGTAGTTTGCAACCACATCGTCTTCAACTAAGATTACTTCTTTGCCGCCGAACCGTTCTTGGGCTCCATCAGTGATACCGTAGTTAATCCGTCCGATTGGTTGACCGTTAGCGTCCACCATGCCATCAACGTAACCCTCAAACGTTCCAGAGGCCATAATGAAAGCGGCTCCGGCTTTATATTTCAGAGGCATTTTGGCGAAGATCTTCTTTTTCCATGCGTCCCATGCGGTGAAATCTCCAGATGCAATTGTTACGACTTGTGCAGCTGGTACTCGTGGATCAACAGTGATACCAAGTGCTTTTCCGTTACCATCGCCAGAGATAATCGCGAGATCCATTCCCTGCACCATGGCCTCTACGATGAGGTCAGTGATCGTAGTTTCAAAGCCAGTGAGTGTTACGGTGTCAGACAAGAGAGAGGTGGATACCTTGCACTCCAGACCGTAGTAGCTGAAGGAGATATTCGTATTGGCTGTAACTTTTTTCTTGTCTGAGGTTGCAGCCTCTCCAATCCATGTTGCGGTCGGCTTGAGGGAGAGGATTGGAACTGTTACGCCGCCTTTGATATTGAGCTTGCGAACACGATTGAAAATCTGTCCATACTCAGTGACTTTCCGGATTACTTCATTGAGGATTGTGCTGGGGATTACTGCAGAAACATCTGTAGTTGTGGTCATGGCGTCAGCACGAAGCTCAGGCGTGATCTCCCCGGTCTTCGCAAACTTCATGAAGGCTGTGCGGTATTCGAGAGTAGAGTATTTATCTTCAGGTTCTGCGGTGCGAGCTGCAGGAATTGCCTGATTCGGTACGCCGTAGGTAGCCAAGGGGTTAATGCCTCCGGTTGGAGCGCTACGTTGTGCTGGATCTGTACCGTGTGGTTCTCCTCTGAATTGAGGATCAGTGGCAGGTTGTGTGTTAACTGCTTCCCTTAGCGCCAAGAGCTGAGCGTCAATCATTTTTCCTTCGGCAGCAAAGGCATCTACTTCTTCAGTTGTTTTTGCGCTACGAATTGCCTCTGGTAATGCCACTTTTCGTGCCTCAAGGTTTTTAATCATTTCTTCGATTGTCATTATCTTATACCCCCTAAATTTAATTCTCGGATTATTGCTTCCTGGTGTTTACGAAGTTCCAGTTCTTGCCCGCTTTTTGAGTTATCCAACTTAGACCTGGCATTCTCCAATGCCGCCTTATCCACACTATCCAGTGTTTCGTCACGGGCTGCCATTATATTAGTCTCCTCGTATTGAGGGGACCATAACGCCGATATTTCATAGATCTTTTTGAACTTATGGATCTCCCTTGTTGGCAAATTGCTGTCAAGGTTGAGCCATTTTTCCTCTTTGATCGTGAAGGAAAAACTCATTCCACTAACATCTTGTCTTTTAATGGCGGAGTATAGGGCTCTTGCCTCTGCGTTGTTATCGACATCAAGTTTAGCTCTAAAGCTTAACCCTCTATCATCAACGATAAGCTGCATCGTTGAATTTGCATTATTATTTCTACTTCTTGCCAGTGGAATGGCTTGGCCTTTATGGTGAATAAAAAAAGGAACGTCCTTTAAGTCCGCTCCATCGAGTGCTCCACGTTTTATAACTTCAGAGAACCAGTTCCCAACGTTTGTTTCCACTTCGTAGGGTATTACAAATCCCTCTATAATTGCACCAGGTTCACTCTCGCTTGGTTCAATGGCTCTGAATTCTTGAACTTCAAAGTATCTATTTAGTCCCTCATCCCTTTGTTCTGGCTTGCCTTTAGCCATTGCTTAATCCCCCCTTATTCCAATCCCTCTATAATCTCTTTTGCCTGTGCTTTGGTGACGCCGATTGATATAGCAATAATATTAACGGCCTGCCCAAGGGTTAATTTCCCATCAACGTACTGCTCCATTACGGCCAGTAGTGATTGTGTTTGCGCACCATTCAACGACTTGCCTGCGACATCCTCGGCTATCGCTTCTACCTCTCCTTCGCCAGCTAGCGCGCCATCCTGCGCGCCTGCGCCTGGTGCTCCAGCCCTTCCCATTTGGTACTCGTTTATAAGAGACTTGTCCACATAATTAAGGCTCTGAGTAATTCTCTCCCCACCAGGTACCGGAGGATAGCCAAGTAGTGCTAGTTTCTGGTTATCCTGCAAGAGCCCCTGCTCGCCTGCTGTTTTCAGCAGGCTAAGTTTTGACCTTGTGCTTAAGTACATCATGTCTCTTTGATAAAAGACCATCTCATTACCAACATCAAGCTCGCGCTGCGTGAACAGACACTTCGAAAACGCCTGACAAAGACTTATAAGGATAGGCTCAAGCTTCTTTTCATACCACGCCTGGTATTGCTCATCCGTGAAGTCTCCGCTCAAGATGCATGCAGGAACACCTATGTAGTTCAGGACCTTGTTTTCGAGGAATTCCATCGTGTCTTTATCGATAAGCTTTGGGTCAACGGTTATCGGCGTGTAGTCGCTCTTTAAATCCAGTGGAAGTATTCCGGCTACACCACTTGCCATCTTGGCCTCAAATTTGTCTCTCTCCGCCTGCTGCTTCTCGTCATCAAGCATAGTTGCGATCTTGATGATTCCACGTATTGAGAGGCTTGTCTTGACCGCCTTGCCTATCCCTTGTAAGACTGTGTCGTTAATCTCAAGGACTTTCAGCAGTGCGGCATTATCTGGCTGACCGTTTCTACCTCCGCCCATGATGGAGTTAATTGAAAACTTCTTCCGAAGGTGGATGACGTCCGAGTAGGCCAGCATGAAGTTGTCACCGCTCTCGAAATGCAGGTCCACAAATAACTTTCCGGTTGAGTCTTGGACAAAATCGACGCGCCTCGGGTCCAGTGGATAGAACGCGGTGTAGTTTATATAGGTGCCGCGATTATCCGTAATTGTCTCATAGACTGGATAAATGAATGCGTTACAATTCAACTCCAATAGCCAAATAATCTTCTCGAGAAAGTCTTTTGTCGTCATCAGCTCATTTGGGGCAAATTTAAACAGCCTGTTTAGGCTGCTGTTGACGGTTGTCTGCATTCCGTTTTTATCGGTTCGAATATGCCTTGGCATGAGTTTGCTTATCTCGGTTGCAATTACGTCGATGCAGTTTTGCACAACATCAGAGGCATAAATTGACTGTCCAAATTGCGAGAAGATCGCCAGGTTACCGTCGAGGAATTTTGCGTACTGCATTTGACGTTGTTTTTCTTTTGAGCTAAACATGTTTTTGATAAAATCTGCAAAGGCCACTAGTTTATCACCACCTTCAGGAATTTAATTAAGCTGCAGTCCTCTTAACGAGCTCCAAGAACTCTGTCCTGTTATCAATATAGATCCTATAAGCAATGATCATAGTCACGGCTCCGTCAATCTTGTTGTCGTCTTTGCCCTGAACTTTAATCGGCCTGATATCAGCCTTAGAATTCATATCCATAGCCGTATTTTCAAGGCACATTTTATCGATTGGATCATCGTTGTAATTGATCAGCTTGCTTTTTAGATCTGCTTCCACAAGACTCATCGGTTGAGACATGCTTCCGAATTCTTGAGACACGCGCTGACAATCAAAACCGTAGGATTCCATTTCCTTAACCCAGTAAACAGCGGACCATTTGTCATAGCCGACCTTGAAAAACCGTATCCCGTATTCCTTGTAGAGATTAACAAACCATGCCGTTACGTGCCTGAAATCATTTTCATTGCCATCAGATATTACAACGCGATCTTCTCTTACCCATTGTTCGTATTTCTTGCGCTCTTCCTTTGACATGTTTTCAAGCTTCGACTGAGGAATGAAATATTTCTGCAACATGTATTTTTTACTGCTTCCAGGCTTCATCAACAAAGCCCTTGCGTTAGTTAAGTCTCCGGTCTTGGATAAGTCTACGGCTCCAATTGCAAAGCAGTTTCTGAAATCCTCGATGTCAAATGTTTCAGGGTTGTTGATATCATCCGGAGTAAGCCATGCGGTTGCGTTATTTTGCTTCTCGTTGAAATCCTTTGACAAAACAAAGACGCGCATCTTCTTACTGGTCTGAGCTTCGGCGATCATCTTGCGAAGAAAGCTCCATTTTTTAATTACCCCGCCGCCGGGGTTGCTTTTTGCCCAGGACTTTTCGCTTTGCCATATTTCCGTTTCGCTGTCCTGAGTGTAAAGCCAGATCAACCAGCGAGGACGTTCGAGTTCACCGGATAGGACCTGACGAGCTTCTTTTAATCGTTCGTCTAGGTACCCGTCATTCACAACTCCTTCGGTGGTAAGCTCGTAATATAAGGGCTCATCCTGAGTGGAGAGCGCTTGCCTGATTGGCATCGTTGAAGTATTGTCTTTTAACTCGTGGACTTCATCGACGGCGCCAACCTTAATATTCTTACCTTCCTTGGCTCCAGTCTTGGCTGAGATTTTTTTTATTTGACCTTTGTTTTTGTAGCTGAACTTACCCGTCTTCTTTTGTTTTTTGGGATTGCCGAAGAAAATCCCTTTAATATTGCTACGGGTAACATTCGAGAGAGATTTACTTTCTTCGCGCATACAGTTAATCGCTTGGAACATAAGGTCCGCTTGCTCGTAATCATTACTTGAACATAATATCCTTGTCCCCATCTCTCCACAAAAAAACTCAGCGAGACAAAGTGCTGAGATCAGAGGAGTTTTTCCATTTTTTCTGGCGACTAGGAATAAAACATCTTGATAAAGACGAACGTGTCTGCCGATTTCCTCATCATAGATCTTAAAAATATATATTGCCTCGATAAATGCTTTCTGGAAGAGCATGAGTATGAATGGTTTCCCTGCAAAGGGAGCTTCGAAGTGCTTGCATTTGGTTTCAACGAACTTGATTCGCTTATGGGCATCCTCGAATTCTACTTTTATTGTCTGATCACTGAAATGAGAGAGTAGGATATCCAACGTTTGCATGAGCTCGTGGCCGATTATTATCTCGCCGCTTTTACATTTGCCGATGTACTCAAGGAGGGAGGAGTGGGTGCCGTTTATTGTGTCGCTGAGTGCGTTAAACATTTACCCATCACTCACTTTGAATTTCTCTTGCCTCAATCATAATATCAACTAGCTCGCCAAAGCCGTTAAATACGTTATGAACAATAATCTCATACTTAGGCTCAATTTCCCCTGTTTTCAGCTCTCTGAACAACGGGGATAATGCCTCGTATTCAATTTCATCACGCATAAGCATGTATTCTGCTCTGATTATTACTAAATTTGAGAATATCTTAAGTATCTCTTCGCTTTTTCCTTCGCGGATCAATTGCCTGGTTATCCTAAACCTACCTCGTCTGTGGATTAAATTCTTCATTCTGTTCCCTCCGTCTTACTCGAACTCATCCAAATCATCATCATCCTCGATAATATTCTTCATCAACACTCCATTCAGTGTCTTTATGACCACGGAATAGCTGTTTATGTTCTTTAAATACTGCTTCGCCGTCTCGATCGGCTTTTGGATCCCTGGATGCCGGGGGTGAATCTTCATCATGCCGGTCTCCGTGATTTGTTGTTTTAGGATGAAGTTTTCGGCTTTAAGGAACGCTGCGTCTTCGATAAGTCCTTCGACGAGTTTTCTTCGGGAGTCCTCTACATCTTTGAATATCTCAGTCAACTTCGCCAGTTCTTTCGCGTACTCTTCACTTTTCGACATAAAACGGAAAACCTCCAGGGATTTTCAAAATTTAAGGCATGTGTGTAGATAAGG